ACTGTGGGTCTAAGTGTATCAACAGGTACAACATATACGGTTAACTTTACTGGAACAACAGGTGGAACTGCAATTACATATTCAACAACTTTCCCATCTATAATCCAAACAGGAAATACTTACACACAATATAATGGTGGTGTATCAACAATTAATGAACAATTATATAATCAAATCCAAACAATAATTAATAACTCAGGAACTACTTCAGGAGATTCTGCTTACATTTTTGGAACTGTTGCAGATTCTGATTATAATTCGTTATTAACACCATATACTGCACAGACAAACGTTTATAATGTATCAGGACTTTCTGTTTCAGATGCTGACTTTACATCACCAAGTGATGATACTTGGTATTACGCAAACTTTGATATTACAACAGCAGATGCTTATACAGGATATTCTTTCTATAACGTAGTGTCATCAATGACTAGTTTAGGTTCGGGTTCTTATTCAGGTACTGTCACAGGTAAAACTTATACATACTCAGGTACTGCATATGAAGGTTGGAATGATGTTGTTGTTGCGACTTTCCGTTCAAGAGGTGTTTCGTTGTTTACATCAGACTATCATGGTCCACAATATCAAATTACAGGAACAACTGATGTTATTATAGATAATTCAGGTTCTTATTCAGGAATTTCTCAAAACCCATTCGCACAATTTGCGATTTCAGGTTATACTGACAACGCTGAAACACCAGCTTCGTTCTCGTTTGTTGCGTCTATGAATAGTAACGACACAAATTATATTACAAAAGTATTTGGTATTTCTAACTTCGGTAAAAATAGAGTTGAAACACCATTGTTTGTTGAAGAACAATTCCAAACAATGTTGACTTATGGTTATAACAAAGGTTACATCAGAGGTATTAACTCATCGTTAATTAGTTTACCAGGTTTAAGAAACCCTGTAACTACAGGTACAATTGCTAACTACTTGGAACAATACCAATCACCTGAATCACCGTGGGTTGTATCTGAACTTAATGGTTCTACAGTTGAAAGATTGTTTAAGTTTTATTCAATTGCTGATGGTAATAGCGCAAACACTCAAATTAAAATTTCAATCCAAAATATTTCATTTAACAACTTAAGTTTTGACATTGCGGTTCGTGATTTCTTTGATACAGACGCAAATCCTGTTGTTATAGAAAAATATACAAATTGTACTATGGACCCAACAAACAATAACTATGTTGGTGTTAAAGTTGGTACTAGTGATGGTGAATACTCATTAAATTCTAAGTACATTATGTTGGAGATGAATACTGAGGCAAATCCTGAAAGTGTACCTTGTGGTTTTGAAGGATATGTTATTAGAACATACGGTTCGGCAACTTCTCCATTCCCAGTTTATAAAGTGGCATACAACTTCCCAGGTGAAGTAATTTATAACCCACCATTTGGTATTGTTACAAACCCACCATTCTCATTTACAGGTTTTGATAATAAAACAGTATCTGGTGGTGATAAAGTAAGAAGTACTTATTTGGGTATTTCATCACAAATTGGTTATGACCCATTATTCTTTGAATATAAAGGTAAACAAAAACCTCTTGATTTATGTGTTGAAGGTGATGCATTACCTTGGAATACTGTAACTAAAGGATTCCACATGGATTCAGGAGCGACAGTTGTAAATATTGCTTATGGTACTACTTCAGGAACACCAGCATTTGATTGTGGTGTGGCTTCATTCCAATCTGACCCTGAAACACCTGCAAATCCATACTTCCAAATTCAAGCAAGAAAATTCACATTACTATTACAAGGTGGATTCGATGGTTGGGACATTTATAACGAAAGTAGAACAAATACAGATAGGTTTATATTAGGTGGTAGTGGATACCAAGCGGGAGCTTGTCCAACCACAAGATACCCTAACGCAACTGGATGGGGAGCGTTCAAACCAATCGCTATCAGTAACTTTACAGATTTCTCAAATACTGACTACTACGCATACTTGTTAGGTATTAATACTTTCGCAAACCCTGAAGCGGTTAACATAAATGTATTTGCAACACCTGGTATTGATTATGTTAATAACTCAAACTTGGTTGAGGATTCAATTTCTATGGTAACATTTGATAGAGCGGATTCAATCTACATTTGTACAACACCTGATACAGCATCTACCCAACAGAAGCGGTTAATAACTTAGATAATACAGGAATTGATTCTAACTACACAGCAACTTATTACCCATGGATTTTGGTAAGAGATACTGTAAATAACACACAAATTTACATACCACCAACAAATGAAGTTTGTAGAAACTTAGCGTTGACTGATAACATTTCATTCCCATGGTTCGCAACTGCGGGTTACACAAGAGGTTTGGTAAATGCTGTTAAAGCACGTAAGAAACTTACACAAGAAGATAGAGATACTTTGTATCAAGGTAGAATTAACCCTATCGCAACTTTCTCAGATGTTGGAACTGTAATTTGGGGTAACAAAACATTACAAATTGCTGACACAGCACTTAACAGAATTAACGTAAGAAGATTGTTATTACAAGCTCGTAAGTTGATTTCAGCGGTGGCGGTAAGATTGTTGTTTGAACAAAACGATGCTAAAGTAAGACAAGACTTCTTGGATTCGGTTAACCCTATCTTGGATGCTATTAGAAGAGACAGAGGTTTATATGATTTCCGTGTTACTGTAAGTAATTCACCTGAAGATTTAGATAGAAATACTATGACAGGTAAGATTTACTTGAAACCAACAAAAGCGTTGGAATTCATTGACATTGAATTCTTAATCACTCCAACAGGAGCATCATTTGAAAATATTTAATATTTAAATGATTAGAAAAAAAATACTAAACCCAACATCATCATTACTTGAAGGTTTTGATGATGTTGGTACGCCTGACATGAAATATTACGCCTTTGATTGGGACGATAATATCATGATGATGCCAACAAAAATTATTCTTAAAGATGAAAATGATAATGAAGTTGGTATGTCTACAGAAGATTTTGCGGAATATAGAAGTGAAATCGGTGTAGAACCATTTGATTACAAAGGTAGTACAATAGTTGGATATGCTGACGAACCTTTTCGTAATTTTAGAACTGGTGGTGATAAACAATTTAAAATTGATGCCATGAAAGGTAAACCAGGTCCCGCTTGGTCTGATTTTGTGGAAGCAATCAACAATGGGTCAATTTTTTCAATAATCACCGCACGTGGACACAACCCCGAGACACTTAAAGACGCAATTTATAATTTGATTATTTCTGACCACATGGGTATTAATAAAGATTTATTAATTAAGAATCTTAGAAAATTCCGTGACCTTTCAAATATGGAAGACAAATCAGATGTGGAATTAATAAAAGACTATATGGATATGAACAAATATTATCCCGTTAGTTTTGGTACAGACGCAGGAGCCGCCAACCCCGAGGAATTAAAAGTTCAAGCAATGAAAGAATTTATTTCATATGTAAAAGGACAGGCTAAAGAATTGGGTAAAAAACTATATGTTAAAGATGATGTGAAAAATAAGTTTGTACCTAGTATTGGTTTTTCAGATGATGACTTAAAGAATGTAGAAGTAATGAAGAAGCATTTTGAAGATGAACCAGTTTTAAAGACTTATTCTACTGCTGGAGGAACTAAAACTAGATACTAAACGATGATAATTTTTAAAAAATTAAAGTAAATACAAAAATTTTCAAACAACGAGTATTTATAGATAAATAAACTAAAACAAAAAAACTAAAAAGAATATACCATGGCTGATTTATTAATGAAAATGCCGGTTCCTTACGAACCAAAAAGAGCGAACCGATTTATACTTAGGTTTGACACAACTTTAGGTATTAATGAATGGTTCGTAGAATCATCAGGAAGACCAAGTATTGATATTAACCCTGTTGAGATACAATTTTTGAACACTTCTACATATGTAGCGGGTAGATTCAAATGGAATCCAATCTCAGTTAAATTCCGTGACCCAATTGGTCCATCAGCAACACAAGCTCTTATGGAGTGGGTTCGTTTACACGCTGAATCAGTTACAGGTCGTATGGGATATGCTGCGGGTTATAAAAAGAATGTTGACCTTGAAATGTTGGACCCAACAGGTGTTGTTGTGGAAAAATGGATTCTTGAACAATGTATGATTACAAAATCTGCTTGGGATGGTGTATCATATAGTGATGACAAATTAGCAGGATTAGACGTTACATTACAAATGGACCGTTGTATCTTAGTTTACTAATTTTGTATTTTATTTTATATTGATAAATTAATTTAATACGGTATATTTAACACAGGGTCTATTCCCTGTGTTTTTTTTTATGGACGAAAATTTATTACAATACGCACAACAAGAATTTAATTTACCACACGATGTGGTAAGATTACCATCTGAAGGTAAATTCTACAAATCAAAGAAAAAATCTGTTAAAGTTGGTTATTTGACAGCTGCAGATGAGAATGTCATCATGGGGTCAAATACCGATGACATGATTATGACATTAGTTCGTTCAAAATTGTACGAACCAGATTTGAAACCTGATGAAATGTTAAATGGTGATATTGAAGCAATTTTAATATTTTTAAGAAATACTTCTTTTGGACCTGAATATAAAATCAGTATTAATGACCCTGAGACTGGTAAGAAATTTTCTGCCGATATATTGTTGGACGAATTGGATTTTAGAAAACCATCAACCGACCCAAATGAAGATGGTACTTTTGATGTAGTATTACCAAAGTCACAAGCATCTGTTAAATTAAAACCACTTATATATAAAGAAATTCAAGAACTTAATAAAGTGGCTGACTCATATCCGGCTGGAAGGGTTGCACCAAGAGTTACAATGAAACTTCAAAAACAAATTTTATCTGTTAATGGTGATACATCACCATCAACAATTATTAAATTTATTGAAGGATTACCAATTATGGATTCAAAATTCATTAGAAAATTTATTGATGAAAATGAACCAAGATTAGAATTAACCAAAACAGTTATAGCCCCGTCAGGAAACAAGGTAGATGTTGAAATCGCCTTTGGGGTGGAGTTTTTTCGGGTTTTCTTCTGATTATAGGAAACATCAATTAGACGAATTTTTTATTCTGAGTAGAGATTTACACATGTCTTGGACAGACTTTCAAAAAATGCCCACGTATGCTCGTAGGTATATTGTAGACAAATTAATAGAATCTTATCAAAAATAAGATTTATTCTATTTATTAGAATATGCAAGCGGCTCCACCACCAAATAATCAACCAAATAACTCCAATGCTGCCTCACAGGCTCAAGCGGTTATTAATGATTTTACGGCAACTATCAATAGGGGTTATGACAGTTGGTTATCTAGAACCAAAGTTTTAGAACAATCTTTTTCTGATTTTACGGCAAAAATGGCTGGCACTTTTGGTCAAACCCAAATGGCCATTAAAGGTTTGACTGTTGAATTGGCTGTTGCGACACCATTAGTTACAGGTTTAGGTGGAAGTTTAACAGATGTTCAAAATATTCAAAAAGGAATTGCCGACAGTTTAAATACAAATGTAATAACTCTTGGTGAAACTGTTGGTGATTTATACGCTGCGGGTCAGGCGGTTGGAATTGATTCGGGTCAAATTGGTGATATGGTTAAAGGATTCCAAGATGCGGGAATTCAAACAGGAAATATTAAAGAAAATATTCAACTATCCGTTGATATTGCAAGAAAAGTTGGTGTTAACACAAGTGCGGTATTTGGACTTGTTAGAGACAATTTAAGTAATATAAATAAATATGGTTTTGAAAATGGTGTTGCTGGTTTAGCTAAAATGTCGGCACAAGCGGCTTCATTACGTATTAATATGAATGAAATTTTTGGATTTGCTGAAAGGGTATTCAATCCTGAAGGTGCCGTTGAAATGGTTTCCGCTTTCCAAAGGTTAGGTGTTGCTGCTGGTGATTTAGCGGACCCATTTAGATTAATGTATTTGGCATCTGAAGATACTGAAGAACTACAGAATCAAGTTGCTAAAATGACTGAAAAGTTTACATACTTTGATGAAAAAACAAAATCATTTAAAGTATTCCCTAATGCCAAACGTGATTTACGAGAAATTGAAAAAGAAACGGGTATAGCATATAATGATTTGGTGAAAATGTCTGAAGGTCAACAAAAGTTGAACATGATTAGAAGCGAATTCAAAACAAATGCTATTGACGAAGAATCCAAACAATTTATTGCAAATGTTGCTCAATACAACAAAGATAAGGGTGGATTTACAGTTAAAGTTGGGGGAATGGATAAATTAGTTTCTGAAATTAATCCAGCCGACCTTGATGAGATAAAAAAATCGCAAGAAACCGTTACTGTTGAAGATTTGGCAAAGGCTCAATTAAATCAAACAGAATTACAAACCGCCGCTTTAAATAAGTTAGTTGATAGTCTTGCCGCTCCCGTAGCTGGTTCAAAAGCCCCAAGAGAACTTAGAGAATTTGGTCGAGCTGTTACACAAGTCGGAATGACGGCAACTGACAAAACCCTTGGAAACCAAAGAGGGGCAATATCATCTATTGATAAGTTTTATGATGAAACAGGTAAAAGTGTTATTGATTTATTAAAAGGAGAGGGAAGCCCAGCAAAAATTGCTGAAATTTTCAAAAATGCGGGTATGGATGTACAACAAAGTTTTTCTAATATAAAACAATCAATTACAAGTATTGATTTTAAATCGGCAATCCAACCATATGTAAGTTCGGGTAATAAAATTGCTGAAGCCGCTGATTTGGCAGTAAAAGGACTTACTAATTTAGCCACAAGAGCCACAGCATCGGGAACAATTCCAAATAGAATTGAAACCAACCAAGCACAATCACCAATTAATCAAACAATAAAAGTTGAGGATATTAATTATAAAGGAGCAATTGAAATTAAAGTTACAACACCAAATGGAAGTACTAGTAATTTAACTGACACCCAAGTTTATGATTTATTTAAAAACGAAACATTTATTAAACAAATTAATAAAATGATTAGTGATGGTAGTGTTAAGGGTCCATACAGTGCCGTTCCAAACAATACTAGATAAATTTAATAAAAAATAAAGGTGCTTCTATTTATAGATGATACAACAACATGCCAAGTCGTTTAACTTTTAGTGCTACGAAATTAAAAAGGGATGAGTTACTTTTAAGAAACTTAAGACCTTACAATAAAACAGGTGTTTATACACCTGTAGGTAGCCCTGGTGTTAATGAATATATCAGAAGTGATTATTCAGTTATTGATTCCCCTGACGCATTAATTGATAGTGACCCATTTGCAGATAAATTATATACTAATAATGTGTTTGGACCTTTGGGTGGATACAACAAAGACATTAGTGGTTTAATTAATACACAACAAACATTATCAAATCAAGGTCCTTATACTCAAACACCACCATATACCGAAGCGTTACAATTGTATTCAGTATCGTTTCAAAAAAGACAATACATTAAGAATGTTTATTCGCCAGGAAACCAATACACCTATTATGACATGGGTGATGTTATTAAGGTACAGAAAAACGCCACTTATTGGGACCCACCGAGTTTTAGACCATCATCATATTCACCATATTCTGTTCTATTAGAAAAAGACCCCTTAGGTGATAATGGTCCTGCTAGTGATGACTCACAACTTGCTCAAATGGGGGTTAAAGGGGCAAGACAAGCTTTCCAATATAGAGTTGACCAAAATGTTAGAACACAAACATTAGGTAGAGTTAATATATTAAATGGTGTTCAAGACCCCGTTAATTTATCTTTAATTTTAGCAGGTAAAAAACCGTTAATTTATAGAGATTGGAAAATTACATCAGGTGGTGGAAATATTATATCGCAAGGACAAGATATAGTCCAACGTATCGCTGGATTTACATTACCATTTTCTCCAATACCGGGAAGTTATTACGAAGCCCGTGATATCAACTCAACCCAATCGGCAATTAAGGCGGCTGGAAATGGAAAACGTGGTGGGTTATTTGGATTATTTGGTTCAAGACCAACATCACCATCACAAGTATTTTTAGATTATACAGGTTCAGGTCAAAGAGCTCAATTGACTCAGAACTTAGATATGAACAGATTCCGTCCACAATACAATACGGGTGGAACAGGAATTTTATCGGCCCTTGGAAATGCTATTACAGGGGCAATTGCTAACAACGCCAGTCAAGGAACTTATTATGTAGGTAGTCCTGAAAGGGAACCTGGATATTTAACATCACCTCCTGGCCAAGTACCTATTGACCCATTCGGAGCTCAAGTATTGGCACCTGTTTATGGTCCTGATGTTTTAGGAAAAGAATATGAAGGTGTTGATAAAGATTTTAAATTTGGTTTAGCGGGTAAACCATTTGTTGATGACGGTAGTATTGTTGGTGGTTTTAGTTGGGTAAGTCAAAAATGGGCACCAAACGCTGGTAGGTATCAAAAACCTGGTGGAGATTACGGAACACAAGACCCGGCATATCCATCAATATCAAATCAATTTACATCAACTGAATCAGTAAACTATGAATTCAAACCAGGTTCAATTTTAGATGACACTCAAAGATTAATTGATTCACAACCAAATTCAGGAGCCAGATTTGGACACGTAGGTAACGCAATTAGCCAAACATCAAAAGTTTTCTTTGATGGTTATAAAGAAATTACAAAAGGTTCTCAGATTGTTAGATATTCTGATGGACAAGCCAATGTGGGTATTGAATATTGTCGTGTTTTTACCAAAGATACACCATATTATACTTTTAACAATTTACAAAAGAAAGACGGAAATATTCGTAAGTTTTCATATTCCGTAATGGACTCTACATTTAACATTAATATTGCACCTGAAAAAGGGGGTGATAGTGTTGTTAATGGTAGGGTTAAGAAATACATGTTCTCAATTGAGAACTTGGCTTGGAGAACAGGATATAGAGCTGGATATAGAGTTGACGATTTACCGGCTTGTGAAAAAGGACCTAACGGTGGTAGAGTAATGTGGTTTCCACCATATGATTTATCATTTACTGAGGATACAAGACCATCATTTAACGAAACTACTTTCTTAGGTAGACCCGAACCAATTTATACCTATAAAAACACTTCTCGTAGTGGTACATTGAAATGGAAGATGATTGTTGACCATCCATCAATTTTGAATCTTATTGTTAATAAGGTGTTAGCAAATGAAGGTGATAGACAAAAAGTGGATTCTATTGTTGATTCGTTTTTTGCTGGTTGTAAAAAATATGATTTATATGAACTTGCTAAAATTTATAATACAGTTCCATTAACCGATTTACAAGCTTGGCAAGAAATAATTACCAATCCAAACGCAACTAACACAAATATTGTTGACGCTTCAAGAGCAACCAATACAGTACCTACAAACTCATTACAAGATGGGGGAACAACAGATGATGCCACAGGAAACCCAACATTAAACGAATATAATGGTTTTGGGTTTTATTTTGACAATGACATACCAAGCCCAACATCGGTGGCTTTCCAAACAACATATGCTAATTATACATCAGCATCTAATAAACAAGTATATAATAACAACTCAAAAGACAAACAAGTTACAACTCAATTTTTTGATGGTGTTATTGAAGAAAACTATACAAG